TGATTGTGAGTCGCTGGACTGCCTCCTGGGTCTGGACGATGGGGCAACTGCCGCAATCATGCTGGCCATGGAAGGCCGCGGGCTTGTGGAAGGCGGCTCTGTCTCTGCATGGGAGAAACGCCAACCAAAGCGTGAGCGCGTTGATGAAAACAGCACCGAGCGCTCGCGGGCGTTTCGTCAAAAGAAACACCATGAAACGCCAGAAGACAACGATGCAACGCCAAGCAACGCCACGCAACACCAAGAAACACCTAGAGTAGAGAAGAGAAGAGAAGAGAAGAAGAACAACCCCCAAGCCCCCAAGGGGGCCGATGTGCGGTTCGATGCGTTCTGGCGGGCGTACCCCAACAGGGTCGGCAAAGACGCTGCACGGTCTGCATTCGACAAGCGCAAGGTGGACGATGATCTGCTGGCGCTGATGCTCTCTGCCATCACGGCGCAGGCCAAGTCCGAGAAGTGGACCAAGGACGGCGGCCAGTTCATCCCGAACCCGGCGACATGGCTGAACCAGGGCCGGTGGATGGACGACACCAACGCTGAACAACCGCAGCGCGTGCGGGGGCTGGTGCTATGACCGCCAAGACGTTTGCCGAATTCGGCATCGAGGTTCGCCACACATCCGGCGAAGAAGACACGACCTGCCCGCAGTGCTCGGACTCTCGCAAAAACAAGCGTGCCCGCTGCCTGTCGGTCAACATCGACAAGGGTGTTTGGACATGCCACCACTGCGGGTGGTCTGGTGGCCTGGGTACGGGGGAGCAAACCCGCCCTGTCATCGTCAAGGCCTTCCGCAAGCCGCAGTACCGCCCGGAGGAAATCACGCCCACCGAACAGGCGTACCTGTGGTTTGCCGCCCGTGGAATCACGCGTGAAGTGCTCAAACGCAACTGCGTCGGCGTGTGCTCTGCCTACTTCCCGCAGTTGGAAGACCGTGCAAGCGCAGTAACTTTTCCGTACCTGCGCGGCGATGAAGTCATTAACGTCAAATACCGCACGAAGGACAAGCATTTCCGCATGGAGGCGGGGGCAGAGCGGGTGCTGTACGGACTGAACGACATTGCCGAAACTCTGATCTGGGTGGAAGGCGAGATGGACAAGCTGTCTATAGAAGTCGCTGGTTTCCCATCCTGCGTGAGCGTGCCGGACGGCGCCCCGACCCCCAACACGAAGAACTACGACAGCAAGTTCGATTTCATGGACGCGCCAGAGTTGGAGCGGGCCAAGTTCCACATCATCGCTGTGGACAACGACGAGCCAGGTGCGAGGCTGGAGGAAGAACTCTTGCGCCGCCTGGGCCGGGATACCTGCAAGGTGGCGCGGTGGCCTGAAGGATGCAAGGACGCCAATGATGTTCTCAAGGCCCACGGCCCCGAGACTCTGCGCCAGTGCATCGAGGCCGCGCAGTGGGTGCCGGTGGAAGGTGAGCACGCCGTCAGCGAGTACGCGGAGAGCATGGACCGGCTGTACCGCTACGGGATGCCTACCGGCTTATCTACCCCATGGGAAAGCGTGAATCCGCTTTACACGGTCATGGCTGGTGAATGGACGCTCGTTACCGGCATCCCAGGCCACGGCAAATCCGAATGGCTTGATGCGCTGATGGTGAGGCTGGCGCAGGACCATGGATGGTGCTTCGCCATTTTCTCGCCCGAGAACCAGCCCACCGAGTACCACCTGTCCAAGCTGGCAGAAAAGTACATCGGCAAGCCGTTCGGGTCAGGCCCGTCAGACCGGATGACGCCTGATGAGAAAGAGATCGCCATCGGTTTTTTGGACGATCACTTTGTTTTCCTCATGCCAGAGCTACCCACGGTGGAGGGCTTGATTGAGCGCCTGAAGTGCATCGTTAAGCGCCGGGGCATCCGTGGCGTGGTTTTGGACCCATGGAACGAAATCGATCACACCCGCACGGGCGGCCTTAGCGAAACCGAATACATCAGCCAGAGCCTGTCCAAGCTGCGCGCCTTCGCCCGTGCCCACGGTGTTCACCTGTGGATCGTGGCCCACCCCACCAAGCTGCAGAAGGAACCAGACGGCTCCTACCCAGTGCCGACGCCCTATGACGTGGCCGGGTCAGCCCACTGGCGCAACAAGGCAGACAACTGTATCGCGGTATGGCGCAACACAGCCGCGAATACAAGCGCCGTTGAGGTGCATGTGCAGAAGGTCCGCAAAAAGTCCGTAGGGCAAGTCGGCATGGCAACGCTGCGCTATGACCGGATCACCGGACAGTACCACGACCAGCCGATGAACAGACTGCCAGAGTGGGGCGAAGAGTGAGCAATGACAGTTTACGACAACACGCTAGCCCACCTGATCCAGATGGCGGGCGCAACCGGAACAAAGGAGTACGCATGGCACAGGGCATTGGAGTTGGACAGATGCGAAACGGGGATGTGGAAGGGAATCGCGCAGGAGCTGAAGGAACACATGAAGGCACAGCAAACAGCATCCTTGCCCGCACCGCGCAAGCGTGGGAGGTGAAATGAATCAGCAATTTCCCGAAATCACGGTAGCCAGCGCGCTAGAGCAGCAGTGCGGTGGAAATCACTACCGCAACATGGCAATCCAGCCAATCGAGTTCATTCACGCAAACGGCATCCCGTTCGCCGAGGGAAGCGTCATCAAGTACGTCTCGCGCTGGAGGGTAAAGAACGGAATTGCTGATCTGGAGAAGGCACGGCACTTCATTGACTTGCTGATCGAGCTGGAGCGCAAGAAGCTGGGAGCCACTGCGGCAGTCGCCAGCAAGCCAGAAGGCTGGAACGCCTGCGGCAATGTCGGCATGGAGGCTTCGGAGTGAGCGAGCGCCTGGTCATGAGCCTGTACAACGCGCAGCAGGCGCACCAGGCTATCCAGACAGCATGGCACCACGCCAAGGGCTGGTTGGCGGCGGGAGACACCCGCCTGACGCTGGAAATCCGGCCCGAGAAAAGGAGCGATGCGCAGAACCGGTTGCTTCATTCGGTCCTTCAGGATATAGCCCAGCAAGTAGATTGGCATGGGAAGAAGTTTGACGTCGTCACTTGGAAACGGCTTTGCATGGCGGCATGGCTTAGGGAGGCTGGCGGCAACCCGGAACTGATCCCAGCCCTGGACGGGTCTGGATTCGATGTCATTTATGAGCGCACATCAAAATTAAACAAGACACAGTGTTCCGAACTGATAGAATGGTGTTTTGCGTTTGGAGCAGACCATGGAGTTAAGTTCAGAGGAATGGAGGATGACACATGACGCGAATTACGAGGTTAGCAATCTCGGACGCGTGAGAAGCTTGCCAAGGGAGGTGCACTCAGGGCCAAAAACCGGCAGCGGTAAAAGGCTCGTCAAGGGCGGTCTTATGACGGCTTTTGTGTCAAAACAGACTGGCTACATGCAGGTCTCATTGACTGGAAAAGAGCGAAACAGCGTCCACAGGCTGGTGGCGGCGGCATTTTGCAATGGATGGTTCGAGGGCGCGCACGTCAACCATATCAACGGGAGTCGATGGGACAACAGGGCCGAAAACCTTGAGTGGGTTACGCACTCAGAAAACATGCTGCATTCCACAAGGGTTCTGAAGACACCCAACAAGCTTAAAGGCAGGCTTGGGAAAGATTCCAACAAGGCCTACCCAGTCTCAGCGAAGCTCATTGGCGGCACAGAAGAGTTGCACTTTGATTGTGCGGTGTCGGCGATCCGGGCCGGTATAGGCAATGACAGTGGGTCAATAAGTCGCTGCTGCCACGGGAAGAGTAAGTTCCACAATGGTTACACATGGCGCTTCACTGCGCCGGAGGGGTGGCAATGAGTGGGAAGCAAAAAGAGGAAGCGTCCCGCAATTTGCGCGGCAATCTCATCAACAAAATTTCTCCAGTGATAGATGGGTTGCCATCTAAATTTACAGCAAGCGAGCTGTACGGCGCGGCTGGGATTGTCGCCAAAAGCCCGTATAGGCGAATGCTGGTGGCATCGGTCTTGAGGTCTGCATTTAAGTGCGAGCAGGTCAACGGTTTTTGGAGGAAGCCGTGACCTTCCGCCGCACAACATGCCCCCACTGCCGTGCAAAGCTGGAACCCGGACAGCGCATTCACCCGGCCTGCATTGATCCGTGGCTTGAAGCCCAGCAAGCCAAGAAGGAGCGCGCAGACGCCAAGGCCGCCCGCATGGCTGCGAAGGTGGAGCGGGCCAGCATCAAGGCGCGCAAGGAGGCTATCAAGACAATCCCCGCCCTGATCCGTGAAGCGCAGATTGCGTTCAACGCCTGGATTCGCGCACGCGACTTCACCCAGCCGTGCATTTCCTGCGATGCGCCGCCGCCCGATCTGTCTGGATTGCACGCAGGCCGGGACGCAGGCCACTACCGCAGTACGGGAAGCGCGTCACACCTGAGATTCCACCCGGACAACTGCCATGCCCAGTGCGTGCATTGCAACCGCTGGGGCGCTGGGAAGGCAGTGGACTACCGCATCCGACTGATCCGCCGCATCGGCCCGGCCCGCGTGGAGGAGCTGGAGTCGGACAACACCCCGCACAAGTGGCAGCGCGAGGAATTGATTGCCATCCGGGATGAGTACAGGGCGAAGTTGAAAGACATGAAGGAGGGCGCATGAAGCCAGGCGCTACCGCAAAACCACTGACGCGCAACGACAAAATCGTCGACCCCATCATGCGCGTTGCTTTTGAACAACTGTTTGTGGCGTGTGAGCAACAAAGTGTGGCTATAAAGCAACAAAAAAGGTAC